ATGCTGGCCGATCTGGCGGACGATGTGGGGTTGTACCAGGAAGACAAGGAGATTGTCGAGGACGAGGTGCCGGAGCCGCCGGTTGATCCGGTGACAAAGGCGGGCGATTTGTGGCTGTTGGGCGAGCATCGGTTGCTGTGCGGCGATAGTACGAAGGCGGAGGATGTGGGGCGGTTGATGGCGGGGGAGCGGGCGGACGCATGTGTAACCGACCCGCCATACGGAATCAATTTCGATTATGAAGGCTTCGACGACTCCCCAGAAAATGCCGACCGCTTGATTGAAAAAGTGATGCCCTTAATCCTTTCTCATCCATGCGCAGCGCTAACGCCAGGACAACCAGCAATGTGGTCGTATCCACAGCCGACATGGACCGGTGCATGGGTACATCCATCAGCGAGCGGTGGCTGTCCATGGGGATTTCCTGGAAACAACGTAATTCTGTACTACGGAGCAGACCCGTATTTGAAATCAGGCAAAGGCAGACGCCCCGATAGTATTTCTCTAGCTGCAGATAGAAAAGGTGTGGAAGGCCATCCATGCCCCAAGCCAATTGCTGTCTGGGCGTGGCTTGTGGAGCGATTGACAACAGAGCAGGGGCAACTTGTTTTCGATCCGTTTCTCGGCTCCGGCACCACCCTCATCGCCGCCGAACAGTTGGGGCGTCGCTGCTACGGGATGGAGATTTCTTGTCAGTATTCTGACGTGATCTGCCAGCGATGGGCGAAACTTACGGGTCGTCAACCGATTCTCGAAGAAACAGGAAAGACGTTTGACGAGACGAAGGAGGCCCGGCATGCCACTTTGTAATTGCGCACGAACTGCACATTCCGCCTTGCCCTCGACCTTTGGTTTTTTTGCCGCAGGTGGGACAGTTCTTCGTTCGCCTGTTCGCAAAATCTCGGCCATGCTCAATGCCGTGGCAAGTCTCGCAAAGTGTTTCGCCGTTGGACACATCAAACCGCAGTTCAGGGAACTCGGCCCACGATTTAATGTGATGCCCATGAAGGCGACCTCCCTTGCCGCACCGCACGCACTTGAAGCCATCACGGCGAAGAACGGCGCGCGACCATTCACGCCGCTGTGGCATAAGCCTCGCGCGTTCGTCATTAAGGGACTTGCCGCCTTTCCAGTGCGTGGCAAGCGGGCCGACGAGAGACTTGCGGGCGCATCGAATGCAACAGAACCGCGATGCCTTATCGCGACTGCAAAACTGCTTCCCGCAATGCTGGCAATCGCGTGGCTCCGGTGGATTTCTCCGCGACCAGCACGCCTTGCTGCAATACTTCGACGTTGCTGCTCGATATTCGTGCTGTTCATACGTGGCACCGCATACGGTGCATGCAAGTTGAACTCGGTTGCGTTTCATTTTTTCGCCTTCCGACCTCGCGGCCTTGGTGTTGAAGCAAACTTCCGTAGCTGGGATTCGGTAATAGAGAAATTGCGCCCGATACGTTCGCCCAGTAACCCCTGCCGGCAGTATCGCCGGACAAGGGATTCATCAACACCAAGAGCAACAGCGGCCTCTGTGGTTGTATATCGTTTTGCCATACTATCCTCGCGAGTCACATTCGATTACTTCGCCGCAGTGATCGCAGTTCCCGCCGAGTTTTGCGCTACCACATCCGCAGCCATCACATCCCAGTGTCGGGTTGAGCAACTCCTCCGCCTCATCTTCGCCGATCAGGCAGTGGAGTTGATGACGAAAGGCACGAACTGCAGAAGGCTGGTCATCACCAAGGTCAGTAATGATTGCCGCCAGCGTCGTCGGCGTGAGGTAGCCTGCAATGGACTCAATCGTTGCGTTGATTGTCATAATCGTTCTCCTTGTATGGAAATTGGCTGGAACGCTTCAATTGTAAACGGTATCGGGACAATTGCAAGCGGTAGTTTAGAAAATAATTCAGCGGAGATTTCCCCCGCCTACTGCGACGTCATCGTCAAACGATGGGAAACGCTGACTGGCAAGAAGGCGGTGCTGGATACACCCGCGAACGAGGCAGCCAATGAGCAAGAGCAAAAAACTAAACCAGCCGCCAACCCAGCCACCAGCACCACCTCCACCACCTCCACCACGAAAACGCGGGCGACCAAAAAAACAACCGCTACCGCCACCGCCACCACCAGCACCTCGTGAGGAAATCGACCGCGCGCCGCAACCGCCAACCGCTGCCACACCGCTGCCGCCACTAACCCTCGGCGATGGCTCCCTGCACCCTGGCCGCTACAACATGGCCATCGTGCGAAAGGCCATCCGCGAGGGATACCCAGTCACCGAAGCGATCCGTCAACTTGTCGTCAATCAGATGGCCTTGGTCGTGGGTAGAAGCGATAGCGAAAAGAACAAGGTAGCCGCCGCAAAAGTCCTAGTCGCGGCCGACACGCAAAACGTTAAGCGTGCTGAACTTGCACTGCGATCAGAAGCGTTTGAAACCGGTCAAGCCACCTCGGGCACCCAAGTAAATGTCCAGATCAACATTGAAGCTTCCCAACAGCAAGCTGAACTTGCTGCTCTCGCTGCCGAGATCAGGGCTAATCGAGTGGTTGAAGGACTTCAACGAGGACCAGAAGCTAACGATCTTGGAGCAGATGGAGAAACGATCGAAGGTAGCCCCGAGGGGACTGACGGGAACGCTTAAATACTCGCCACACAAGCCCTGGCCGAAGCAACAGCGGTTTTTGGATTTGGAATGCAAGGAAGGGTTTTTTGGTGGCGCGGCGGCCGGCGGAAAGTCCGACACGTTGTTGATGGCTGGGCTTGAATACGTTCACCTGCCCAACTATTCCGCTCTAATTCTGCGGCGTGACTTCGCCCGGCTCTCGCTGCCAGGGTCGATCATGGACCGAGCTCGATCATGGCTCTACAACACAGATGCCGAGTGGAACGGCGACCGCAAGACGTTTCGCTTTCCCAGCGGTGCGGTGCTGCAGTTCGGCTACATCGACAGCCCCGACGATCGCTTTCGGTATGCGTCGTCGGAATTCCAATTCATCGGCTGGGACGAGTTGACGGAGTTTGCGCTGCCAGAATCTGACGCGCACGGCCAAGCGGCAGACGCCAACCCGTACCTGTTTCTTTTTTCCCGCCTACGAAAGACTGCCGATAACCCGATCCCGCTTCGCATACGATCCGCGAGCAACCCAGGCAACCAAGGTCATGCGTTTGTGAAGCGACGATTTGTCGTTCCCGAGGCCGAAGCGGACATGAAGGCGAACACGCCAAAGGATATTTACTGGAATGAGATCGGTGGAGAGCAAGTCGCATTCGTCCCGTCCAAGATCCGCGACAACCCATCGATCGACGAGGAAGAGTACAACCAGCAACTGATTCACCTGCCGCCAGTCACACGCGAGCGGCTGAAAAATGGCGACTGGTCGATAAGTGTGGCGGGCCTGATTCGATTTGAGTGGCTGCGCTACTACCAGATGCAAGGCCAGATGCTTCAACTGCTCGACGCATCCGACAACAAGATTGCCGTCTTCGACGAACGCGACTGCCGACGCATCGCCACCATCGACACCGCCGGCACCTCCGAAGAACGGGTCCGCGAGAGCAAAGGCAAAACCGCATCCTGGTCGGTCATGGGAATTTGGGACCGCCCTCCCGGCAAGTTCGGCAATAAGCTAATCCTGCGGCATATCTGGCGGGCGCGGGTGGACTATACCGACCTTCTGGCCGGAGTGCTGCAAACCTACAACGACTGGAAGCCGACGCAGGTGATTGTGGAAAATAAGCACTTCGGCCCGGCGCTCTACAGTCAGCTCAAGGGCAAGATGAGCATTACCACGATCGAGCCCGGCCAGAAGGATAAGGTGACGCGGGCCGCGCCGCTGCTGAACATGCTCGAGCGAGGCGAAGTGTATCTGCCAAAATACAACACTGGCTGGCGGCAGGCGTTAGAGGCGGAGTGGCTAAGCTGGCAGGGCTTGGATGACGAGACGAATGATCAGGTGGACATGTCAGCCTATGCGGCGATCCATGTGGGCGGCAATAATGGGGGCGGGCCGATCAAGATTGAGTTTCCGTTTATGGGGTGAGGGGCGAGCGATGAATATCACACTTCCAGCAACCGCCAAGTTTGGCATTGGCCAACGAATAGTATTTGATGCGACCAAGGAATTGACTATTGAGTCAAGTCCGCTAGAAGGCGCGATGCAGATAGTTATGCCAGCAAGAGCTAAATTGTCAGACCCTAGCAAAGTCGAGTTTATCGCCGGATATGTTGGCGACAAAATGGCATGGATACTAATTTCAGAAGACAACGAAAGTTCGCGAGCTGCTGAACTGCAAGCCGCAGGTTACACGATCGGGATACTTGGAAATTAGGCCAGTTTCCGTTTATGGGGTGAGGGGTTTATGGACGATCATGAATTTTGTGGCAACTGCAAGTTTTTTGCAAAAGACTCTGGCCCAATAGTTGATATGGGTGAATGTAGAAGGCGTTCTCCGCGAATTAGTCGTGAATCTTCGGGAGGGGTCGCTGAGTTTCCTATGGTATTTACTTATGAGTTTTGTGGCGAATTCAAGATGTCGCTTAAGCCACCTTCACCGTCGCCCCCTTCTTCGTCACGAACACAACCGAATCCGCCCCATCCGGACAGCTCGTCGCATTCGTGAAAGTCAGCTTCCCATTCGGGTCCAAGATCCTCGCACCCGCATAAGCCGTGCTGTCGGTAATCGTCACCGCCACAGTTAGCTTGCTCGCGTCAAACGTCTTTCCGGCGCGAACCGTCAACGTGGTGATCGTGCCGGCGGCAGAATATTCCACCTGGCCGCCGCCGATGTCGACCGTCCCGACCGCGCCGCTGCCGATCTTGCGAATGACGCCGCTTCCCTGGGTGCGAAGTGTGGTCGCCGCGCTGCGGACTTCTACCACCGCGTTTCCGTCGGCCTCCACCGTGGTCAGTGTGCAGCCGCCGCCGAGTCGCACCGTTCCGCCGCTGACCGTGATCGTCAAGAATGTGGCCACCTCGCTCGGCCCCATAGCCACGTCGACCGATCCGTCGAAGACCCGCAAGACATTGCTGGCGTGGGTGCCGATCAACTGCACTGCCCCATAATCCTGGTCGGACGGCTGGCCGGTCTTGAACACCTGGATCGAGGTTTGCACGCTCCCTAGGTTCAGTTTGATCAGGCCGCTCCCCTGCCCTTTACCGTCGCCGATCTTCACTTCGGTCGCGCCGACCTGCAGATACGTCCCGCGATACTCGTAGTACGCGCCGCCACTGTTGCTGCGGTTGAAGTATGGCAAGCCAACTTGGCCGCCGTCGCCGAAGTCGGCCAGGATGTTGAGCAAGTCCAGAGTCACGGCCGAAAGCGCGGCCAGGGAATAGCTGAGCGACGACGAAGAATCTTGAATGACCAACGTGTCGCCATTCGCTGGCAGCGCGGCACCCACAAAGTTTGCCGCCACAACACGGTTCGGCCCGTTCGCCGCGGTAGTGGTCGATTGAACGAGGGCGCCGCCGCCAGTTGCCGCAGACGTCGCGGTAAATGGCGATCCATCCTCCGGCCCGGTCCCGGTGATAACCGTATCGTTTTCCGTCCAGGTGATGGCGGCAAACTCAGGAATCTCGGACGCCGCGAGTAACGCCTGCAGCCCCTCGCAAATCTCCTGCACCGACGCGGAACTGTCCGCCGTGTAGCTCACCGACTTGCCATTGATGGTGATCGAGTAAGTTTGGCTATTGCTGGCCGTCGGCGTGAATGTATCAACTTGGCGAACGGCGGGCGCATCACCGCGCCAAACAATGGTGGACATAGCGAACAACTCCCAGGCGACGGCAAAGAGCAGCAAGAGACTCCGCGCCATTGTTTGGGAATCGTGTTTCACACTTTCCGTATTGTGTAACAGTCATTCGCTATCAATTACGGCATGGGTGCAACGTTTTCGCAAAAAGCTCTGCCCGCTGGACGCTACCGCGTAGGTGGTGAAATGCGTCCCTACACGCGCGAGCGACTGCAGCGTTACGCCGAAAACACGAACAAAGCGATTCAATCCGGCCTAGCCGTTCCGTTTCTCGACAAGCATGCCGATGTTGACGCCGACCCGAATTCCGCACTAGCGACCAAGGGTTGGGTGCAGCGATTCAGCGTCACTGACGATGGCTGGCTGGCGTTCGACATGGAGGTCACCGACCCGGCGACTGGCACGGCGATCGAAAACAAGTCGATTCGCTTCACCAGCCCCGAGTTTCGTGATGGCTTCGTCGATGGCAAAGGCCACGCGCACGGCGACATCATCCGCCATGTGGCAGCCACACCAACGCCACGCAATCCCGACCAAGGTGCAATTATGTCGCTACCTGCTGGCGTTGCTCGCTTCTCGCTGGACGACCTTGAGGGCGAAGACCCCAAGAAGAAAAAGAAGGGCGACACCGACGGCGATGGAGTTGCGGAAGGCGATGGCGAGGGCGATCCGACGTCGATTGATCCCCCTGCCGCCGAACCAGTCGCGAAAAATCCAGACATGCCTCCGAACCCCGACGAAGCTTCCAAGATGGCGGCTTTGTGTGCAGGGTTCAGCCAATTGGGCTTGGAACTGCCGAGCGGCTTCACCTTCGACAGCGAAGGCGCTATCGACATCCTGCTCACCGCCGTGAAAACCGCCAACAAGGCGAAGGCGGACACGGAAGTCAAAGAACAAGACGATCCGCCCAAAGTGAACGACGCGCAGGGCATGACGCAATTCTCGGAAGAGGAAATTGCGGCCCTACCTGAAGCGGTTCGCGTGCGGCTCAAGTCGCTGCAAGAGCAAGCGGTTCGGTTCGCGGAAGAGAAAGCCACTCACGAACGTGAGAAGGCCATCGCCGCTGTGACCGCCACGCGACTCCCGCCAGGCCTGAAAGCCACGTTGATTGCGAAGTTGCAAACCGTGCAGTTCAGCGAATCCGGCGAAGTGGCGACGTTGACCGTTGCCGAGGCCGCGAAGCTGCTGAGCGATGGCTTGCCGCCCAGCGTGCAGTTCGACGAAACGGAAGTCAAGGAAGTCGAATTCAGCGAAGGCCCGCAGGAAATGACGGAAAAACAAGCGGAAGAGCACGCTCGCCGCATCCATTCCCGCGCCCGCGCGTAAACCACCAAACCACCAAACCACCCGCAAAAGTCAATCACAAGGATTTGAACCATGTCTGCATTTGGCGGCTTTGCGACCCCCGGTTTAGGTGCGGCTGCTTACACCACGGAACGTGAAATCCTGTGGGGTGGCAGTGATTTGCAAATCGGCATTTTACGTCGCAACAGCATCATTTCCGGTGCTGCACGCGATGCCGGAAACACGTCGACCACGCTTCTGCGTCGCGGTTTGCTGCTTGGCAAGGTCGATTCGACTGGCGAACTGGAAGAGTGGGATGCCGACGCCAGCGATGGAACGCAAAACATCGTTTCCGTGCTCGACATTTCGCTCAAGGCACAGGACTTTGACGCGAACAACACCGATCGCGCGTTTGCAACGCTCGTTCGCGCTCCGTTGATCGCGGCACAACTGCTCATTCAGGGCTCGGCGCTCGTTGGCCACACCGACGAGTTCCTCGCCCGCCGCCAACTTGTGGCGATGGGTTGCGTTCTCGACGACGACATGCAGGGCTTCCTTGCTGGCCGCGGCGATCGCGTGGAATCCAACGCTGACGCCAGCGATACGCTCACCGCCAGCCAAAACGGCATGACGCTGTTCTACAGCAATGCCGCCGCCGTGGCCGTGACGCTGCCAGCGATCAAGCCAGGTCTGCAATATGACCTGATCCGCACGGCTGATGAAGAGTTCGTCGTGGCTTCTTCGGAAGGCGACAACATCATCATGGGCAATGACCTGTCTGCGGATTCCGTCACGTTCACCACTGCCGGCGAGCAGATTGGAGCACACGTTCGCGTCAAGAGCGTTTACGTGGGCACCTCGCTCAAGTGGCTGATTGAACTGCCGGTGAAGCCGTTCAGCACTGACAACTACCTGGCGACAACGTTTGCCAGCTAGTCCGCCTGAATGACGGCGGGTTTGTTCGCGAGTTTGTAAGACAGTAAGCAGACAGCAATGACAACCTTCAAAGTTTACCTAACGAAAGAGCAGTGGGAGCGAGTTTGCAAAGCAGACCGTGAAATTGCTCTTGAGGTTGGAAAACAACAACCATCCCTGGCCGCTGAAATCGGCTTTGAGGTTAAGCAAACGGAAGAGGTTGTCGCGATCGATCAAGAGCAACCCAAGTCGCCACGCAAGAAGTAACGTCCAGCGTCACAACGCACTAGAACCACTCGCCCCATTCGATAGTCAACCAGTTTCATAGGATCATCATCATGGCCATCGGATTGCAAGACGCCTTACGCCCGATTCCGTTCACCAAGACGGTTTCGGTGGTTTCGGCCGCGAGTGGTTATCTCTTGAACCTGTTCGGCATGCAGGTCGGCGGCCCCTTGGAGGCTTTCTACGGCCACGGCCGCGAAGGCTTCTACAACATCTTCAACAACCTGCGCAGCACTGCGGTGGAAACCGCTCCTGGCATGCCTGCCGCGAGACGTCAGCGTCAGCCGGTTGGCCGCGTGCCGTTTGTGTACCCTCGCATGTACGAAGAGTTTTCGCTTCTGTACGAGGAAATTCACAACATTTCCAAGATCGAAGACCCGACGACTCGCGACATCGCGGGCGAAAACTACATTCAGAAGCAAAGCATGGGACCGGGCCAACGGCACGCCAACTGGCGGTCGGCTCTGCTGGTCGGCATGCTCCGCGACTCGCTGTACCTGCAAGAGTCCGGCAACTACTGGTATCCCAGCTACACCAGCAGCGGCAACGTGGCGCGTCGCAACTTCCAATTGCCCGCTGGCAACAAGAGCCAACTGAACATCACGGATGTGGCCGGAAATTCAATCTTCGGCGGTAACATCATCGATGTGCCTTGGAGTTCGCCAGGTGCGAATATCCCTCGCCACTGCCAAAAGATCGACGAGGCCCTGTTCCGCCGCCATGGCGTGCATTTGAAGCATATCGTTGTTCGCGGTACGGAGTGGGATTACGTCACCAATAACCGCTATGTGGGTGCCGGAACTGGCATCGCCAACCCTCCATTCACGCAGTACGCGCGCAAGATCGGCACCAATGCCGACGGCTCGCCGATGCAAGTGTGGGTTGGCCAAATCAACAAGGTGCCTGACGTTACATGGCACATCGTCAACGATGGCCGCGACCTGGGCGCGCCTGGCAGCGAAACCTTCAGCTACGACATCGAAGAAGGCAGCGCGCTGTTCCTACCGGAAATCACCCGCGACTTGTTCGAAGGCCTGATCGGAAGCGAGCCAGTCGTCGAGCAAGTGAACGGGCCTGTCAGTGTCAAGCAAGGCTTTGCCGCCTGGACGACGCTGACGCCTAACCCATCAAGCTACGAGTCGTTCATGCTCGATAACTTCCTGCCTTGCCCCTACGTTCCCGGTTCGTGGTGCTACGGCACTGTGAGCGGGTTTTAAGTTCTCCTGTCCTTTGACCGGCTGATAATCGGCCACCGTCCGACACAATCACACGCGAGAATCTGACATGGGAACGCCTTGGACCTTTGGCGGCAAGTTCATCGAAGAGCGAGCCGCCGCCGCACTGCCGCAAACTGCAGCCGCTTCCATTTTTCGAATTGCTGGCGGCAAGGTGCGAATCAAATCGATCGTCGGCGAAGTGACGACGGTAATTCAAACGCAGGCGAACAACACCAAGTTGAAATTCACCAGTACGTCGCCCGGTTCCACAACCGACCTGTGCGCCGTTCTCGATATCACCGCCAAGGCCGTTGGCAGTCTGTTTTCGATCACCGGAACACTCGCCACAGCGATGAAGGTGACTACGAACAACATGGTAGTGCCAGCCGACGACATTCCCGCTCAAGGCCTGGTGCTTGGCCCTGGCGACATCAAGTTGGATTGTGCCGCAAGCAACACCGGTGCCGTGAAGTGGACCGTGGAATGGGAACCGGTCGACGGTTCTGGAAATTTGGTGGCGGTGTAACGACAAGGAACGATCACTCAGCTTGCCCCGCTGATTGCCGAGGAGCGGACGGACGGACAACCGTTCGCCCGCTCTTTTTTGTGGAATAA